ATACCTACTATTAAAGCACTATTTGCGTCTGAATAAACTGTATTCCCAATTTTTGTATTTCCACTTACGTTTAATGTACTCTGTACTCTCGCTGTTCCGTTGACATCTAACATAAACCCTGCCAATGTACTTCCACCAATTACTGTGTTCCCATTTGTTGGAGATATGATAAATTTTGTAACAACAGATGAATCAGAAACTTCGAATGTCTGATTAAACATTAATACATTTTTTCTAAACCATATAGGATTAGTCGCGTATATTGCTGCTCTTGCATTTGCTTCTGTTGGTAAAATTGTAAGATTTCCACTATTTGCATTGTTTTCAATTCTAAATGCAAACCCTGTACTTCCATTTGTTGCATCTCCACCTGATGCAGATATTTTAAGACTTAATGCATTACCACTATTTAACCATAATGCGTTATTACTATAAATTGTTCCGTTTACATTTAATCTATATGTACTTGGTGTTGTATTTATTCCAACATTTGTTCCATCATCTTGAATCAACGAGTTCCCCAATGCAGTAGAACCTGTCCACTTAGGAAGATAGTTAGTAGTACCTGAACCTGAAACTCCTCCGAGACCTGCAAGAGTATAAGTAGGAATGTTCAAAGTAGCACCTACGAGAGTAGATGAACCGCTTGAGCCTGTGGTAGTTAAAGTAATCGCAGACTGCTTTGCGTTAAACGTACTCCAATCAGTTGAAGATAACGCACCACGATTCGTAGCTGATGCAGTCGGTAGATTAAAAGTATGAGTAGAAGTAGTAGAAGAGATATTAAAATCCGTTCCACTTGTATCTGTTGCGAAAGTCTGAGTATTTGCAGTAAGTCCATTCAGAGAAGTAATTCCTGTGTCTGTGTCGCTATCATTTACCCACGCAGTTCCGTTGTATTTAAGAACCTGACCATTCGTAGGAGTTGAGATAGTAACATCTCCGAGCTGTCCCAAATTGTAATCACCTTCAGTAGCTACCACTACCCCTGTCCTTCCGAAAACAGAAGTAACAGGAACAGAGATAGTACCATTTACCCACGCAGTTCCGTTGTATTTAATAACCTGACCATTCGTAGGACTTGAGATAGTAACATCATAAAGCTGAGTTAAAGAGTAGTCTCCTTCCGCAGCTACAACCGCACCTGTGCGACCGAACACACTTGTAACAGGAGCAGAAGCAGGAGTCTGATTAACCCAATTAGTTCCGTTAAAAGTTAGTACCTGACCATTTGTAGGGTTGGTTAAAGAAATGCCACCTAAAGAACTAAACTGAATGTTACCACCTACAAAATTAATCATTGCAGATAGTGTCGCTTTATATGAGTATCCTGTTGCAGGGTCTCCTACTAAAATCAAATCCGTAAGCGTAGGAGTTCTGGGAGTTAACTGATTTATCTTCTTATTCGGCATCTTCTTTTATTTAGTAACTATAAGTAGAAGGAACGACACATCTGTTCGCTATGTAAGGTAAGTCTAAGGTAATATCTGCCCGAACTCCTGCTAATAGATCGGGAGTATCCTCAGTAAAGAAAGAAAGAGTAGCACTCAATCCCTCATCAAATTCAAAAGTCTGTGAACGCAACTGAGCGATAATATCCTGACATACCTCTAACATATCACTAAGAACCTCAGTCTCGTTAGTCTCTTCGTGTAGCATCCTATCGAAGAAATACAAAGAGAAATTCAGAACGACACTACGCTCTTGAATCTGACCACCTGTCAAATCAAAGTAAAGGGAAGGATATACGTTATCAGTCCCCCGACTTAGGTAATCGGGAAAGTCTCCGAAGTAAACGCTCTTTATCTGTTGATGTGCGTTCGCTAAGTCCGTTATCGTTTTTACCACTTGGTTTAATGTCTGAGCCATTCTCTTGTTTTTCTAAGAAGATTTTTAGCTTCTTTTGGTTTTTAAGTGAGTAGGTTTTATTTGCCACAGCATCGGGTTATGTTACCTTGGTATTTTTCTTCGAAAGATTTTCCTGCACAGCAGTCATCATCTCCAAGCCAAATAGAAGTAGTATAGGCTTCGTTATCAGGTACGATAACATCGTAGCCATTCCCTGGGTTATTGTAAAGAGGGAACATATTTGTACCTGACTTCTCTTTAAGATACTTAACGAGTCTTTGCTTATAGAACTCCGCTCTCGACTTATACCTATCCGCTACATCTATCATATCGGAAGCACTCGGATTCTCTTGACCTTCTCCTGTCTTACGGATCATTCCTTTGTTGTAGAACTGATAGGACAACCCCATCGGAAGCTCTGACATAACAAAATAAACCAGACAAGGAGTAATATAAGTATCCAAAAGAGTCGCTTCATCATTGGTTAAGTCTTGGTCTTGAATACCTGTTTGCAATCTCTCGTAGAGTCCTGTACCCAACGCAGGGAGAATGTACATATCCTGAGCAGTTAGAATCTCAGGGTTAATCAGTTTATCATCTACGTTATTGTGCAGACCTGTTCTGTCCTTAATAGTCTGTACTGAAATAAAAAGTATGTTTCTGCTCATCTTATTTGTCTTTTTTAATTACCACACGGCTTACCCATTGATGTCTGCAAGAAGGAGAGTTTACTCCATCTCCCATATTCCACCATCCACCTCCTCTATCGAATACTGAGTAACCCAATCTCCGAGAAATAGACTCAATCTCAGAACGAGAATAAAGCCTATCTAATTGCATCAGCTTCGCACAGAATGGTCGAGAAGGATGAGCGGAGGTATTTCTTTCGTTCGTAGGTACTATGGACTTCCATTCGTACGAATAGCGGACTAAGAACGAAGTCTTTACAGGTTTATCGATAATCTCAGATAGAGGCTTGGTGAGGCTCCTAACCCCCTTAGGATTGATTTTAAGAATGTCCAACTCCTGAAGTTTGTTGATACGCTCTTTAACGACTACCAAATCCTCTTTAACCGCCTTAGCGATATCCTCATCGGAGATACCTTTGTTCTTAGCGATTACATCCAGAATCTTCTTATCGAGAGTGTCATCGATTACCTCATCCCGAAAAGCCAACTCCTCCTGCTCCAAATCCTTACCGAATACTTGGCGAGTCATTAAAGTCTTATAGTTATCTACGGATTCTCCGTACTCAGAGAATACTTGAATAACCGCATCCATATCATTTGAGAACTCATCCGCACCTAACCAAGTAGCTAACTCTTCTTCTCCGAGTCCGTAAGCACTCTTCAACATCTGAGAGGCTTGCTCACGAGTAATTTTTCCTTTATTATACTCACGAATAATTCTTTGGAAGTTCTGCCACTCTCTACCCTTCATTCCCTTCAGATGCTCGTTAATCATAGCCTGAGAAGGCTCTGGAGTAACCGCAGTAGGTTCTGGCTGATACTTAGTCATATCAACACCAATCTTCTCTAAAATCCATTCTTTAGGAGCAAACTGAGCGATAATGCTTTCGCTAAACTCGTAGCTAATAGGTTCAACAGGCTTAATGGTAAGCTCTGAAGTAACCCCTCTCTGCTTGGCTAAGTTGTTAAAGATAGCCTCTAAGAATTGCTGCTTATCGTTAACGTAAGTATTCTTAAAAATCTCGTAGGCATCACGAATCTGAGAGCGTGAACCTAAAGCCCCAGGAGTAGAGATACCGAACAAATCAGGAGCAGTAATCTGATGACCTGCAAAAATGTTTTGCTGAATCATCTCATCGACACGACCGAAATCTTCTTTAGTCAAATCACTTGCTCCTAAATCTTCAACGATTGGCTTGCGTGCTGAATCCTGAACGAAAGAAAGAATAAATTTCTTACCATCCGAACCGCTGAAGCGATCCGTAAACCTTCGCTCGATGTTTCTTTTCTCATCGGGAGAAGGCTCTCCGTTAGGAAGGGTGATAAGTTTACTTGCAGAAAACCCTGTTTGTGCGTTACCTAAAACGTGCTTAGATACTTCTACATCGCTCTCGATGTAATTCAGAGAACCCATATAGCCAGGTAGTGCGTAAGTATCCAAACCTGGTCGGTACTCTTTAATGTACATTATCTGTTTACCAACTCGGTTCTGAGTATTGTAAGCAGGTATAACCTTCGCCTCTTCTTTTCTATCTGACCAATCACTCTTATACCAGAACTGCGTATTATCTTTATTAGAACGAATCTTAGTGTAGTCAATGTGGCAAATCTCAGCCAATAATCCACCGACCTTACTCCAAATAACTTCCAAGTAAGCACCTCCGAAAATCTCAACATCGCTTGACACTTTGCGAGTAATATCGATAAGGCTCTCGTATGGATTCGGAGCTTTGATGAATAATTCTGCCTGAGCATCTACCTCATCACTTTGCCAACCATTCCCGATGATGTAGTTAACTTTACCTCGCACGATAGCATTATGCTTCGCACTCTTATTGTAAAGACCCAAGAGATAAGTAGGATAATCGTTCTTATCACCAAACTCAATATACCCCACACCCTTTTTCTCTCGGTACTCAGGCTGCTTCGCCTCAGCGAAACTTAATATAACAATGTTGTCCATCATAAAGTTGTATAAGTATTATCTGTATTGTAAGATGTAAAGGAATTATCTACATCGCTATAAACATTGAAAGAGCTATTCGTATTCAAGATAGTAAACCCTGAAGGCTGAGTAGCACGAACTACAAAGCCGTTATCGGGGTTATGCTTAATGAACCCATCGAAATTCTCATCGCTAATTATCAAAGCACTTTCAGGATTCATCTTAGTTATTTAAGTACACGTTATTGTACACGTTAACATTCAATAGGTTACTCAAGTTATTCAGACGCATAATTCCATCCTCTACAAGTCCTGTCGCTAAATCGGGGTCAGTATTAGTAGTAGATGTCTGCTCGTAAATCTTATACTCCCAATCCCCTTCGGGAGAATCCTCGAAATGAGTATTTACAACTATATCGAACTCGTTATATCTTTCTTTATGCGGACTCAAATCCCCTGCGTTTAGGACCACAAAAGAGACTATCTGATTAGTTCCACGACTCTTAAACCAAAACAAATAGTTCGGAGTAGTAAGAGTCTGCTTCTCTGTCAGAGTCAGTATAATCGTAGAAGTAGAGTTCTTAGTAAAGTGAATCATACTACTAAATAGATAATTTCTGATTTTTTCCCAAAAAGAAAAACCGCCTCCGAAGAGACGGTTAATCTACCTACCTATAACGAGCCACGAAAGCATTAAGTAGTAAGACCTGCAATGATACCACTTGCTACTTCTGGAGCGAGTTGTTTTTCGCTACCTGTGATAGTCAAAGTGTAACCACTACGATCTCCCTGAGCAGTACCTGTTGCAGCAGTACCGCCTGTAACATCACAACCTTGTGTGCGACCCAAGAGCCAATACTTATCGTTAGCATCTTGAACAACAACCAACAAAGTGTTCTGAGCGAGAAGCAGAATCTCATTACGAGTATTCGCTTGGAGTTTATTAAGAACAATGCTGAGTTCCTGAGCATAGAATACTGTTCCGTTTTCTACAGAAGCAGTAATAGTCTCAGTCAAAGCACCTGTGTTCTTAACTAACTCATATTTACGGAATACCTTACCTGCTGATTTTGTGATAGCAGAAACGATACCAGAAGCTTCGGTAATTGCAGTTACGTTACCTGATTCAATCATCCAAACCGCTTTGATACCACCCAAACTATCCTTACAATCAAGAGTGTATCCCTGAGTTAAAGCACAAGGCATATTATTAAATTTATTAAGTTAAAAAGTGGGGGGTGATTAGCCCCCCGATTTATTAGATGATGAAAGAAGCAACCTCATCGAGGAAGGCTACGTTTACACCGAGTTTGAACTCAGCTACGAAACGAACCTCATCAGCTTCTTTAGCGTAGAACAACTCGTAACGCTCTTCTTCGTTCAGAAGGTCTGTACCGAGGAAAGCATTACTCAAACGCATAGCATACAACTTGCTAACACCATTCAGACCTGGAGTAGCTACTACCTTGATAGAAGTACCTGGCAGAACGAACTCGCTGTCAGCTTTACCATCGAAAGAGTAGTTGAACATATTAGCGTTCTTCAATGCGATGGTGTAAGTACGGAATACGCTATCAGACATAAAGATAGTCATATCATCTTTAGCTACAACCTGAGAAGGGATAGCACGATACAGAGCATCTACAATCGCAACTACGTTAGCAGCAGTGATAGAAGTAGCAGGAGTTCCGTAGTAAGTTGTGTTGTTAGCTTCAACAGCAGAAGTACCAATCAGCTTAACAAAACCATCAAACTTATTCAGGTTTACGTTAGCAGAAGCGGTGTCACCTTGCCACAAAGCAGTCTCCAACTGAGCAGCGATACGAGCAGACTTCTTGTCGTTGTACTCAGCAGCGAAAGCGATAGAATCGTAGCGGCTTCCTTCAGGAAGAGCCTTTTGCAGATACTTGCTCTCAAGAGATTTAGGACACAGAGACTCATTAACTTTGATCTTACCAACAGTCACAGTACGTTGAGTGAAAGTAGTAGTACCGCTTGCGTTGAATCCGCAAGTACCACCTGCTTGGAAGATAGCATCGGTATCCATAATGTTGATTTTCTCAGAGGATTTAACTCCTACCATTACGTTACCTTGAGCCTTAATCAAAGAAGCGGTTTTTGCACCGAGTACAGAACTCGTAACCAAGAGTGCTTCATTCTCTTTGGTATAGTTGGTTAGTGCGGTTACGTCAAAAGCCATTGTTGTAAATTTTAGATTTTAGATTTTTATTTTGCGTATTTACTCAAAAAGTTATTAATACGAGCGTCTTTGCTCGGTACTACTTTGTTGAATGTTTGCTTAGGTTTCTCGGTAGCATCGGCAGAAGGAGTCTGAATCAATTGCAAAACAACATCAGTCAGTTCTTTGATAGCAGCCGAAAACTTTGCTTCTGCTTCTGCCATCTTAACTTCTTGTGCTTTTTTGCCCTTCTTCATATCCTCGATTTGAGCTTCCATCTCTGCGATTTTCTTCTTCATTTCCTCATCTACTACTTCTTCAACAGGAGCAGCTTCAGGTTGTTTGATTTCAGTAATCACAGAATTCTCATCAAGTACGATAATCATTCCATCAGCGAGTTCGTGTTCGCCAGCAGGAGCAGGACTTTCTTGACCTGCATCATCTACCAACATAACCTTACCACCGACTTCGAGCTTATCCATCTTGACCTTCGCTCCGTTCTTGAGTACATATTCTTTGTACTCAGGAGCAGCAGGCTCGATTGATACCTCGATTTCCTGTGCTTGGACAGGCTGAGGCATCTCAGCGAACATCTGCTTGATTTGCAAGAGTGCTTCTAAAGGGGTCATAAAATAATTTAACCATAAATAGGTGAGGGAGTTAAATGTGACCACATAAAGAAAAGGGGAGCGTAGAAACGCCCCCCGATTTTAACCAAAAACTAAACGCTATGAGACTACTAAGATACTTGATGTAAGATATCAATAATATCCTGCATCATTTTCTGTGGATTACTTATTCCGCTCTTCGAATAGTTAAAGACTCCCTCAACTGAGAATCCTTTTAGTTTACCTTCTTTAACGAGTTCCCATACATCCTCATTCTCGACTTTGAACGAACCGAACCAAGAGCCATCCTTTACATCTTCAAATCCCTTCATCGCTTTGATTCCTCGCTTCTCATCGACTATCCAACTCTCAAACATTGTTACTCCTTCGACTGTCATTCCGTTATCGTGCATCAGATTTACATTCGACTGATATCCCTTCTTAAAGTATTTCTGAGCGATTTTCTTGATAGTGTCTGCGGTGAATACGACGTAGTATTCGCCGCTTGAATCGTATCGGTAGATAGGCGTATCAGCTAACATCAAAGGACCAGAGATAATTCTTTCCTCTTCATCCTGAATCTCGAAACTCATTTTCTCGGATTGGCGAATCTTAGACTCTGCCCAACTTAAAGCAGATTTACCACCCCACGCATCGTACATCAACTGACCGCATCCATCTCCGTAACCTTTAGACTTATCTGCGTTAGCTTCGTGCCTACTAAGGAAAGAATACATCCGCTTAATAGTCTCTAATGAGATAGGCTCTCCGTTAGCTAACTGATTAGCTCGGATTTTACCGACAGGAGTACCACACGAACCCCATCCGTTTTCTTCAGCCCATTTCAGAGCGTTCTTTGCATTATTCTTAACCGACTCAGGGTAATCGCTATAAGAGTCAGCGAAAGCCAAAAATGACCGCTCTATCGCAGGTCTATCTACTAAAGCAACGAAGTCCACCTCTACATTGGATTCTTCATCTTCGTTTATATCGAGTCTGTAAATTGGTAATTCCTTTTCCATATTCTTAAATAGATTTTAGTTTAATCTTGCTGCTCTGTTGATACGAGTAATTCTTTCCTGAGAGTTAGTAACGTCTGATTCTAACACATAAGAGCGATTAGTAGCAGAACCCATACGATTAATAGTTGTTTGGTCTAACTGAGTCAACTGAGCCTGTGGAGCTTGCGGAGCAATAGGAGCAGAAACAGATGGAGCAGATGTACTTCCAATAGATGGAGCAGAAGCACCACCACCTTTAACTGTCTTTAGTATTCCTCTTGCTTTATTAATTGCACCTAATACGGATACAATTTGTTGAGCATAAAAAATAGGATAAGCAAACGCAGCACCTGGTCCAGTAGCGGCTGCACTTTGTTGTGCAATAGTCATACCTCTTGCAAAACCTGTAGCTAAGTTAATAGCAATCTCTCCTAATGCAAACGCTTTACCTGCTGCTGTTGTTTGACCAAATAATTGACTAAGTTGACCAAATGCGCCACCTATTGTATCTATTAATTCTAATTGAGCAGTCTTTCTTGCTTCTTGTATTTTCTTTTCATTTTCAGCTTGATTCTTTTGTACTTCAGTAGTAGCCTTTGCATACTTATCACGAATGTTTAATAAGGCTTGCTGAAATGCCTCTTCGCTTATTAATCCATCTGCTCTTTTCTTTTCAAGTTCTATCTTTTCATTCTCTTCCTGTACAAGTAATTCTTCTTTCTTTCTTTCAAATTCATTCTTAATAGAATCTAATCTGATTTGTGTTTCTAAATCAAGTCGCTCTTTTAATTTAGCTGCAGCTTTTTCTGAATCACTTTTTTCCTTTTCTTCTCTTTTCTTTTTTGCATCTGTTTCAATAACATCTTTATCTTGCTGAAACTTCTGTTCTACTAATGCTATTTGTTGAGCCTTTTGTTCAGCGGTTGCTCTTGTAGAATTAATTTCATTTATCTGCCTCTCCTTATCTTGACTCAGTTTTACTAACGCTCTTTGAGTTTCATCTTGAATACTTTGTAAAAAGATTTCATCTTGTAAATCTCTTATATTTTGAGCAGCATCTTTTTGCTCTTGAAGTATCTCATCATTTTCTTGCTTTCTTTTTTCTCTTAATGCTTTACCTCTTTCTGCTGCCTCTTTATTTTTATCATCCTGCTTCTTTTTAGCATCTTCATCAATCTTCTTTAACCTATTCTGCTCTTCGATGTCTAAAACTTCCTTCTGAGTTTTTAGGTCACGAAACTTTTTCAGCTCATCGAGAGTAAGTTCACCCTTTGCTTTTGCAGATGTACGAAGAACATTTAATTCATTATCTATCTGCTGCTTTTTAAGTGCTAAGATTTCCTTCTCTTTGTTACCTACCGCAGTTAAAACATCTATCTGATTCTGAAGGCTTGCGTTAACTACTTCATTTTGTTCTGCGAGTTTCTTCTGAGCATTTGCTGCATCTTCACTTGCTGATGTCCATTCAGATATCTTGCCAATAAGAGTAGTTAAACCTACTACGAGAAGTCCGATACCAGTCGCAGCGATAGCACCCTTTAGAATAGTAAACGCCCTACCTGTGCCAACAGTAGCTACCCCGAAAGCCTTTTGCAAAGTGATAGCTATCGCAGTCGCAGCGTTATTCGCCTTCTGAAAAATAGCAGTAGACTGAATAATAGCATTTAATCTCTGAAAGTCTTTAGCCGAATCCCTAATCGTACTCAACCCCTGAGACAAAGCGAGAGCAGACTGAACTTTCAATAAAGCCTGTTCTACTTGCTTACCCTCTGCACCCAATAAACCGAACGCACCTTGTACAGCACTTATCCCACCTGCAACAGAACTAAGAACCCCCGTAAAGGCTTGGAATTTTTTACCTGGGTCGAATAGATCAGCAGTCTCTTTAGCTTCTTGAATTGAATCTTTTAGACCTGCTACTTTCTGAGCAGCAGCGATAGCCTCTTTAGAGTATTCTCCGAAATTCTTTTGAGCTTGTATTAATGCAAGATTGGCTTCCTTCAAATCTTTTTTAAGGTTGCCAATAGTTTCCCCGCCTTGTACTTCTATTTTTATACCTACTGTTTCCTGTGCCATTATGCGTATGTTGTTTCTATTACTTTAATAAATTCACACTTAGTAGTATCTTCTACCATTGGATTGTAGTCCATAACCTTATTCAATCTCCACAAAGTCCCATCTATCCAGATAGGTCGAGAGAAGTCAAGGTTATAGATATCAGCATCCGTTAAACGCACATTACAGGTAAGTAGCTTAGAATCTTTATCGGAAATCTCAGCAACGTAATCTCCCCAATATCCATTAAATAGATTAGCGGAAGGATAAGGGTTACTGAGAGTAAAATAAATCTCTTTAGGAGCACCGAAGTTAATGTCAGCAGTAGGAGTGTAAGGATCGTTCAAGTGTCCACCATATCCGTAGGTAGTAGTGTTTAGTAGATTACTATTTCCATCCTCAATCTTGTATGAAGCAACTCCTGTTATCTTCTTAACCTGAAGGATACGGATAACGCTATCCATCTTATCCTCTGATGGGTTATTGCTTTGAGTATTGCTTCGCTTTAGAATAATAGAATGGACTTTATCATCTCCTGCGTGAATAATTAAAGGAGTAGCTGCGAAGATTATCTCTGCGGTTTGTCTTTCATTAGCGAACTCGTAACCTGTATCCTCTATGAAATCTCCATAGCCTTCGTTGTATTTCTTAAAGTAATTCTCATTGTAGAAATCAGCATCCTGCTTGTATTTGTACTCAAAGAACCTTCCGTTAAGTTCGCTCATTGGCTTTAGTCTAAACGGCTTAGACCTATCAATCTTTAGACTCCAATCTATTGTATCATTGAAATCGTAATAGTCGATGTAAGGAGAAATAATAAGATGCTTTGTCTTATCTGTGCTTTCTGTTACATACAGGTTAAACATCTTCACAATTGAAGAGAAGAAGTCTTTTTGGAATACACCTCTCGGAATTGTTTTATTTATTTGAATTAACTCATTTCTATTTAAGACAACCGCTTGCGTTACATCAGTATTTAACTCGATGTTACCGCTATTTATGAAGATGCGATAATCTAAAGCGTTATTCTGGCGAATGGCTATAACCTCGAAGTAATCATTGGTAGCGAATGTACCTGTACCGCTAAAAGTAAAATCAAAACTATCGTATAGATTTTCAACAGATGGGGAAGTAGCTATATCAGTAGTTCCATTTTTTCTAACTACGAAATACATTGTTTCTGCACTATCCTCGTATGAACCATTAAGAGTAGCAGTTACAGTAATCGAAATAGTCGAAGCACCTGTATAAGTGAATCGAGTATTGCTAAGAGATGCAGTAAAACTACCTGCTATTGAAGGAGATGGATACTCTAACTTGATATTAGAGCCAGCAGCAGCGTAATAATCGGTAGTATCGAACTTAGGTAAAACATCAGATTTGAAAGCAGTAGTAGAATACGCACTCAAGTCCTTCTGATTGTTAGGAATTACTAATCGCTTGAATAAGTTAGTATTAAAGAACGAACTCTCCCACGTATAGCCTGCTCCTGTGATAATCTTATCAATGTACTCACGAACGAACAAAGCAGGTCTAAAAGCCTTATACTGCCAATCCTTTTTACTTACTGAAACCTGACCATAGTCAATAAGCGGATAGAAGTAACCGCTACCATCTACTTGATTCCAAGAGTTAGTTATATTGGTTACATTCCAAACGTGATTATACGCAGAGAAATCTAAATCCTCTATTTTACCATTTGCGATAGCAGAAACAAACCCACCAAGCTCACCGAATACCGCACACTCGTACTCTATGCTTCCGTTGTCGATAATTATCTCAAGTAGTCGGATAATACCTTTGAAGATTTGTATCTTATCTACATACACAACACAAGCAGCAGACTTGGCTGCGTTGAAGTTGTAACCCACGTTATCGGCTGTAGGATTGTAGAAGTTACTATTACCGAACTCGAAGATATGCCCGAATAGTTTGTTATTAGTTGCATTACCTGGGATTACAATTGTTTTAGAAAAGTTAGTATTCCGAGAAGAGAAGTCCTTAACATCATCGATATTATAGGTAAACTCTGCTGAGATATCCTTGTAAAGGTCAAGTTGTTGATTCTCTATGTAGATTTCAGTTCTCATCGGTATTGGCTAAATTCTTTACTACCAAATTCAATATCTAATTCAAGATTATATACCTTATCGACATAGCGATTCTTTTGAGTCCATTGACTTGTACTAATCTTAACAGGAATAAATGTACCTCCATTCTCCATATAGACTTCAGGAGATGCTATAAGGTCTCTTATCCAAGTGTAATCGGTAAGACTAAGCCAGTCGCTCGTTAGCTTATAGGTGATAGTCTGCTGAGTATTAAACTGAACAGAGCCTCCGTTAAATACGTTGTACTGATTCCATCTGAACATATCTGAAGAGCGATACTGCCACTCTACTTGCTCAAAGGATT